TGCGTCAACAGTTACTGCGCCGGTGGTGGAATCAACAGAGATGGACTGAAAGCCATTCTGGGAACGAACTGGGCCGTTGAATGTGGTATTTGCCATGATTGTTTCCTTACATGCAAGTGGGGCGTATCTGTCTGCATGTCGTCAGCCGGGACTGTCAGATACACCGGGGACCCCGGAATGTGGCCAATATATCATGGTTTTTGGTGGGCCGCAACAAATAAAAAGGGCTCCCGAAGGAGCCCTAGTGGCAGGCCAGTCACCTCTACCGTACTGAATCTATCAGGTTGAACCTGAAGAACCCCACATACCGAGGGGATCAGACCAGCCGAAGCTGTAACGCTCACGGGCCTTGTAACGGACGTTACCAGTGTCGAAGTCGCCGTCCATGCTGTTTTGCAGCGGAGTACGGACAAAATGCTTCATACCATTGGGCACGTCAGTGGTCAGGAACCATGCGCTGGTGTCAGTCAAGAAGTGGTTGACACAGTAGCCTTCAGGGATTGCGCCCATCTGCTTGATAGCGTTGATATCGTTATCAGCAGTAGAGACTCGCAGTTCGGTGTCCAGCAAACGCTTGGCCACGAACATCAAGCTCGGGGGAACAACCATCTTTTTGGGCTTGGCTGCGATCAACAAACCACGCTCGTCCGTCCAAGCGGCGATCTGAATAACGGCGGCTTCCAAAGAAGTCTCGTTCAGGTCAACTTGGGTGGAGGGAGTGTTGCTGTTGACACCGCCAGAGATCAAGGGGTGGCTGGCATTGAACAGGGAAACGCCATCACCACCTGCGTAGGTGTTGGAGAAACCGTTATTCAAAACCGCAGCGGCCTTAACCTGCTTGGTGTAAGCCATAGCGCGAGCCAGCGACTTGGTGTAACGAGCAGACAAGCTGTCGTACAAGTTATCTTCGACCGCTTCTTCAGTGATCGAGAAACCCAAGGCAATGGTTTCGTGCGTATAGCGGGTTGACCAAGCTTCCTGCGCGTTGTCATAAGCAATCGCAGAGCCTTCGTTCTTCACCGGAGCGGCGGAGAATCCAGACAGTTTGGTCTCTTCTTCAAACGAACGCTCGGAAGTCTCAGTTTCGTAGACTTCTTTGTGTTCTTCGCCGTAACGAGAATACTCCATACCGAACAAAGCGTTCAGACCTGGGAGCAACTCTTTCAGCAGTTGTGCGCGTGAAATAGCCATGATTTAGCTCCTTGATTAAACGCCAGAAGCGATAGTGGTGGTATGGATTTCAAAGTTCCAACGAACGATGACCTCGGGGAACACAACGTTGCCAGAACCGTTGACATAAGACGTGTCAGTAACAACGTCAACAACGTTCATGGGCAGTGTTCCAGTGGTTGCAGACGATGCAACGGCTACGCGGCTATCGCCAGTAGTCGTCAAACCGCTGTTTTGCACCAAGGCTACGTTAGTACCAATGACGGTAAATTGCGTAGTAGAGGAAGGCAGCAAACCAGAGGTTGCATCATCAGCAGTTGCGCCTGCGGCAATCACAGCTTTGAACAGGGTGTTGGGGTCATTACACACGTAAGCGGTAATGAACGTACCCGTGGGGGCTGCGGTGTTTGCAGGGAAGTATTGGGCAAAAGTGGTTTGACCTTGCGCGTTAACGTAAGAACAGCCCAAGAAAATGCCAATAACCTGTGAAGTCGTTACGGTTGCGCGAGCGGTCGTGATAGCAGATTTGATAATCGTGCCATCGTTAATCATCTCAACAACATCACCGTAAAAAATTCCAGTGTTGTATGCCGAAGCAATCCGGTACTGGCGAGTAGCGCCCGCAAAGGGGGTACCACCGTACAGATTGATCGGCTTTAAGCCGTAAGGCTTGTCTACCGTGGGATATGCCATTTAAGACTCCAAGTTTAAGAACCAGAACCGAAAGTAACCTTCGTTTTCTTCTCTGAGAACAGAGGCATGCGAGGATCACTTTCACGAAGAAAATTGTTGTCCACGGATTCCATTTGTGCGCGGTTTTGGTTATCGAAGTGTTTCATTCGTTGTTCCAAAAATTCGCTTGGAATTCGACAGAGCAACAGTCCGCCCACCTCAATGCAGCCTTTAAAGCGGCCTTCAGTGGTGGCGTGCATCATTAGCTCGGGATACTCGTCCGCTTTACACGGCTCGTAACCTTCGCGTAACTTAGAAGAAATGTTGCTGGGGTCAGCGACACCCATCGTGCTGATGCGAATGTAGCGATGCTTCCACCCCGGACGTTCATCCGGCATGGGCAGCGTCTCAGGCGGACGCCAAGCTTGAGGACGTTGGAACGTCTTCTCACGTGAGTCCAATTCGCGCTTCAAACGATTTTGTGGTTGGGTCTGCGCTTGTTCCATCATTCACCTCTATTAAGTAAAGCAACCTGTTTAGCATATTGTTCTGGAGTAATCCCGAGCTTGCGAGCCAACGCAACTTGAGACTGCTTCAGTTTAATACGATTAGGCGGTGTGCTCCGAGTGGCAGGTGCCACGGGCGAAGCAGCAATTTTTGTTGCACGGCGCGGAGGCTCATCGTCCTCGTAAACCGGGTCTGAAGTCTTTCGTGGAGGCTCTTCAAATTCCTCGTCGCTCTGAACATCGAAATGCTCAGGAAATCTTTTCCGCATGGTACGGTCAACTGTTTTGAAATAGTCTTCCGAACCAATATAGTCCGCACCATACTCTCTTTGCAATCGTTTGTCAAGGCCCATAGCAGCCATTGTCATTTCATCATCAACACCAAACCAGTCGTTGTTTTTCTCCAACCACTTCTGGGTGCGAGGACTGACTTTTGGCTTTTGGGGCTGTTGCTGGGATGGAGGCATGAATTGGCGGTCTTCATCCACCTCAATTGGCTTCATCCCAGAAGCCTTATCTATCTTCAAAGTTGCCTTGGATATGGCCTCTTGTGCGGCCACCAACTCATCAGAATTGCCAGCGTCATAGGCGTCTTTGTAACGCTTTTTAGCTGATTCCATCTCAATTTCGGCGGCGCTTTTGGAAGTTTCAATATAGGCTTTGCTGCCGTGTGAAAGTTGTTGTTGGAGCTTTTTGTTCTCCTCAAACACCTGTCGGGCAAAATCTTCTGCGGCTTCCCGCTCACGCAAGGCTTGTTCTTTGGCCCGGCGCTCGTCGTGGTAACCACGGGTGAACTTCTTGATACGTGCCTGTACCTTCTCATCGTACGTGGCAAGCTCATCGTCGGTGGGGTCTTCAGGCGGCGTGGCCATAGGCTTTCGCCCACGGTCTGCTGGAGGGGTATCGTCCTCAATCTCCAATTGGAAATCGTCTTCTTTGGCCGCTGCTTTGGCGTTGGCCTTGGCTTCTTTCTCGTCCGGAAACTCGAATTCTTCACCTTTAAATTCAGGCAATGTTGCCATGCGTAACTCCTTTATGCAGCGCGGGTGATGCCACGCGGGTCTTCAACAACGGCTTCGACCGAATCATCATTGATGATGCGGAACTCTCGGCCATGAATCTTCAAGCGGGTGCCTGAATTGGGGCGGACGATGACAAAATCACCTTCCTTGCACGACGGTCCACTGGGGAACCGGGCAGTGTCTTTGTAGCAATCAGGTCCAAGTTTCACAACGAACAGGATCGGAGTGAGCACTTCTTCATAGTGCATGGTTTTGGAGTCCTTCAACAGCCCCACTTCGCTGTCGTGATATTCCTCCATTGCTTCGGGAACAACACACAACAAATGGAAAGTCTTGGGGTCAGGCAATTGTTTTGCCTTTTGCTCTGCCGTGGTATTCAAAATGCCAGACAGGTCTACTGCCGCTACGTCAAACTCAGTCATCAGATTTCTCCATTTTTTGCACAAGGTCGTTAATGATGTTTTCTGCAAGGTTCAGACCCCGGATGACCCCGCAGACTTTTTTGTACTCGTCAAAAGTATCGGCTCGGCTTGCAGCAACAAAAGCAATCTGCTCCTGTCGCACCTTCTCGATCTCTTTGGCAACTACGGCTAAGAGTTTGTAATCACTCAATCATTTTCCTTTTTAGGTTTGCTGGACTGTTTATTCTGCGCTGTCCGTTGCGCTTGCTGTAAGGCCATTTGAGTGCGGTGTTTAGCCGCATCCATGCCCATACGAACTCCTTCCATCTCGCTTTGGTGGGCGAGCTTATCTCGTGCAGCGGCTGCTGTAGCCGCGACCTGCATTGCAGCAATCTCTTTCTGCGCTGCGATCCGTGCTTCTTCAATACGCAGGCGGTCTGCTTTTTCCGCCGCTTCAATCTTTTGCTTCTGCGCTTTAAGTTGAAGTTCTTGTCCTTTCAACTGCAACTCTTGCTGCTGCATCTGTATCACAGGGTCTTGTGCCTGTTGTTGCGCTTGTTGCTGCTGGGCTTCCTGCTGCGCTTGCTGCGTGAGCTTTTGTGACGCTTGCGCCACCATCATCGCAATCTGGTCGGCGATCTCAGGCGGAATATTCTTGCTCTGCTCTTCAGTTGGCAAAGGTGCGCCAATTGCCATCTCAACTTGTTTGCGATACTCAAACGCCATGTGCTCATTAATGTGAGCCATCGCTGCTGCCATGATCGCTTGCGCCTGCGGGTTCATCTGCATCAACTGTTGAATCTTCGGATTCTGAATCGCAGCCATGTGAGCCTGGATGTGAGCCTCATGGTTCTGCTCAATGAACGCCTTGACAGGTTTCATGGTCAACAGATTCTGGTTCTCCTGCACAGGGTCTGTGGGAGTCTGATCATCTTCAATTGGCACCAACTTGGCTGCATTCTTAACCCCCAACACCTCAATCATCTGACGGTGCAACAGGGGCAAGTTGTACAACTGCGGGGCTGACTGGGCAAGCTGGAGGACCGCCTGATACTGCACGACCTTCTGGGCCATTGTGCTGGCATTGGGGTCACTCACGGGGATCACGTCCACCAAGTCGTAGTCGGCTTTCTTGGCCTTGCGAGAGCCTTCTTCTGGTTCGTAGTCGTACTCTTCCGGAGTGTAGTCGGCGATGATGACCTTCAAGAGTTTGAACTCTTGCTTCATTGTGAAGTGCATCCGCGCTTGAACTGCGCCCATCACTTTAAGAGTGCGCTCCAAAATTGCCAAAGTGGTACCCACGGGCGCTTGTGCGCCCATGTCACTGACTTGCATGTCACCACTGGATGCGAACGAGCGACCTTCTTGGACGATGCGGTCAAACAGTTGATACAGCACTTGGCTTGGCTCTTTGTACGGCAGGGGCAGGATGTTGTCCCTGATTGAGCCACTTGGCACGTCTACATCTCGGAACTCGCCGGGCTGTATCGGTGTGTCATCACCCTTAATGCGAAGTCCACGAGATTTGAGACCTCCTGGGAGGTTCGACAGCGTTCCTGCATCGACAAGCTGACGGATGAGCATTGTGGCGGACTTGGCATACCCACCAATGAGGTGGATAAGTCCGTACCCGTAGAACCCAAATCCTGGGATGTACTGATAGTGAACAAAGTGTTGACGTTTGAGGTGCAGTTTGTCGCCTTCATACCAATTCCTTCGGATGGCTACAACCTTACGTGTGCCCTTCTCAACAGTCACAACGTAAGGCAACGCGATGCCAGTGAGTCGCTTCTTCTTGTCAACATCCTCGTAACCGGGCAAGTCCAGGTCAACGTGCATCTCAAGGAACCGATAACGATCATCTTGAATCGCAGACATGCCCATTTCCTCGGCCTTCTGCTTCTCAATGTCGTCCAACTCGTACGTGGGTTCACCCAGGTCCACGTCCATGTAGAACCCAGCTTCCATAAGCTTGGCCACTTCATTCTTGGTCTTACGCATCACGTGCGTCACACGCTCGGCGGTCTCCAAGTTACTTGCGCCGTAAGGCACAACAATGTCTTCAGCGGGGATGAACACCGCCATCTGGCGTCCCTTGCTTGGGTCGTAGTACACCTTCTTGAACGCACTGCCCGCAATGGGCAAGTTCCACAGCATCTTCTCGTGCTCGGGGCGATACTCGTACATCACGTCGGTTAACTGATAGTTCATGTCCTCACGAACCCGCGCCGCCGCTTC